TACTCTCGTATCTACGGCGCCGGTGACGAGAAGATCGCCGAAACAGCGGGAGTCCCAGTGTCCCAGATCGCAGAGTTCAAGCGCATCTATGACGTAAGGTTCCCTGGTGTTAGCCGGTTCATGAAGCAAATGGAGTCCGATGCGCGTATGCGTATGCTTCGAGAGGGCGAGCCGTACACCACCTCTGGTGGTGGGCGCTGGCTCAATGTCGAAGCCGACAAGCTGTACGCCCTCGTGAACTACCAGATCCAGGGCGACTGCGCCGACATCCTGAAAGAGAAAACGGTGCTGCTCGACAAGGCCGGGTTCGGTGACAATATCATGCTGTGGGTCCATGACGAAGTGCTGTTCACCTTCCCCGAGGGAGACACCGAGAGCATCAAGGAAGCCTCCCACCTCATGGAGGAACATGACCGGTACCGTGTGCCGTTGACCGTGCACGCCAGTGGCCCGTTCCATTCCTGGGGACAGGCGTATGACTCATGATCCTCGGAATTGACCCCGGTAAGGCCACCGGTGTGGCCACCTACCTCCCTAGCCTCGACGACTTCACCTCTGGAATTATTGAGGGTGGCCTGCTCGGATTCACCGACTGGTTCGAGTCCATGCTGGAGGCAACGCAGCCGACCGAAATAGTGATCGAGAAGTTCACGATCATGGAGAGCACCGCCCGCAAGACACGGCAGTATGACGCGCTCTACATCAACGGGTACGTGGAGGCCCGCTGCCACACCTTCGGCATCAAGATGACACGCAACCAAGTCAGCAACGTCAAGGCCTTCTCAACCGACAAGAAACTCAAGGCACTGGGCTGGTACAAGCCCGGCGCCGGTCACGACAATGACGCCGCCCGTCACGTTCTGGCCCATATCAGCAAAAAGACCTGGGCGCAAGACCTACTGCGAAGGACCGTATGAACGCACGACTCGAACTACACCACAACAAGCTGGCTCTCTTCTGCAGCGACATGCATACCGAGATGGCCCGGCAGATCCCCGGCATGCGCTATGATCGCAGCTACCAGGCCTGGCTCTGTGACGCCAGCCCCCTCGCTGTTGACATCGCATGGTCAGTGTTCCGCGGGACGCTGGCCGTAGATGAAGCGGTCGTCGAGTACCGTCGTGTTTGCATCAAACAATACGCCACTCTGGACAATATCAAGAGCGGCACCTGGCGCGAAGGATTCGTTAAGAACTTCCCGTACGTCAGCGCCGACATGTGGCCCCTCCAGAACGACGGCGCCCTGTTCCTCGCCACCGCCAAGACCGCGTACCTCTGCGACGACATGGGAGCGGGCAAGACCATTCAATGCGCCCGCGCCCTGGACTACATCGGTGACGAAGCGTTCCCTGTGTTCGTGGTGGCCAACAAGTCCGCGCTCGACAGCGCCTGGCGTGCCGAGATCGAGACGTGGTCACGCACCGCCGACACCATCTACGTCATCGACGACACCGCCCCCAAGCGCAAGAAGCTCCTGGCCCAGGCACAGGCCGACATCGCCGAAGGGCTCAACGTCGTCGTCATCATGGGCTGGGGCACCCTCACTGGGCACACACGCCTCGACCCGTACGGCAACGTCAGCCTCTCCGATAAAGAGAAGGCGCCGAAGGAACTGAACGACATCGAGTTCAGCACCGTGATCATCGACGAGCTGCACAAGGCCAAGGACTGGCACACCAAGTGGACCCGTGCCATCTGGTCCGTAGCACACCAGCCGTCCGTTCAGTACCGCTGGGGCCTCACCGGCACGCTCGTGACCGGCTACGAGGAAGACGTATGGGCCGTCGGCCACACCATCCAGCCCGAGTATTACCCGATCAAGACCGGCTGGTACAACCGGTACGTGGACGCACGATCACTGCCCGGCCGGGAATACAAGATGGTCGTCGGGTTCCGACCCGAGAACTACGACGAGATGATCCACCACCTGGAGCCCTTCATGCTCCGGCGCACCAAGCCCGAGATCATCCCCAACTACCAAGGCAAGCTGCCCCTACGGGTCGTTGAGTGCGCCATGACCGGCAAGCAGAAAAAGGCCTACGTGCAGATGACCAACGACATGCTGGCCGAGGGCGGGGGAGGCCTCATTGCCGCACCGTCCCCCATCGAGCAGCTGCTGCGCCAGAACCAGTTTGCTGCGGCCACGCCCGTGGTGGAAGAGGTCATCGACGATGAGGGCAACTCCCAGATGAAGGTCGTTGCCCTCTCGCGACCGAGCGGCAAGATGGACGCACTGCTTGAACTGCTCGACGAGATGGGAGACGCACAGGCCGTGGTCTTTGCTGAGTCCCGGCTACTCATCGACTTCGTCGAAGGCGAGCTGGTCAAGAAAGAGATATCGTGCGCCCGCATCACCGGCGCTGAGTCGGGACCGATCCGAACAGGGAACATCGAGTCCTTCCAGGCCGGTGGCGTTCGCATCATGCTCTGCACCTACGGTGCCGCAGCCGAGTCCATCACACTCAACAAGGCCGACGTGGTCATCCGCCTGCAGCGCAGCTACAACTTCGTGCATGACACACAAGCACCCGACCGTGTGGACCGAGGCGAGCGCTCCGTCCCCGTGCAGGTCATTGACCTGCTGACGGTGGGCACCACCGAGCACGCCGTGCGTGACCGGGTGACCGAGAAGGCCGACATATTTCAGGAAGTGGTGCGTGACGCACTACGGGAAGGTAAGTAATGCTCAACACAATCAAGGAACGTAGTGCCCAGGTCGACTTCGAGGATAGTCTTCCCCATCACGGACCCAGCGCCGGAGGACAGAGCCGCAACCCGCAGCGGCAGGAGATCGACAGCCAGTTGCCCAACTGCAACCGTGAGTTCCGTCGCCGGTACGTGCGTGCCCTGCCCCGTAGCGCCCGCAAGTACTACGGGTTTGGGGCTGGACAGTGACTAAGCGAGTGGTATACGATGGGAGTGGAAGCGAGAACGGGTGCAAGTGGGAGCTTTGCGACGGCACCTGGAGGGCGTACAAGCGCCACATGTACAACAAGGTGCCCGCATGCAATAAGGCCAAACGAGCCTGGGCTGCCTACTATCGCCAGCGGAGGTTGAACAAGTGACCGACCTTTACATACGAAACAGCGAGCTATCCAAGTTCATGAGGTGCCCTCGATCCTGGTACCTTGCCTACTACCGCAACATGGAGCCTGACTGGTCCCGACGCATTCACCCCAAGTCGTACGACACCGGCAACGCAGTGCACGCCGCACTGTTCGGGTTCTTCGACAACGACTACAGCATGAGCGCCGCAATGGACGCCATGTCAGTGCACCGAGACGAGCTGTATGCAGAGCTTCATCCATCGGCGGACCTCAAGGCCTGGGACAAGACGTACGAGATGGCCGCGGCGATGGTCGAGCACTTCCCGGCATGGCTGGAGTCCACTGGACTCGAAGCCGGAACGGAAACGGCCCTGCTAGAGCAACGCCTGCAGATTGACCTTGGAGACTTCCAAGGTTTTCGGGTTCACCTTCATGGGCAACCGGACCGCATTCGGCGTACCCGTGCCGGGCTCATTATCAGCGACTGGAAGACCGGCGACGTCGACCGACAGTTCTTGATGGAGTCCGACTGGCAGCTGCTCAACTACATCATGATGGTACGCACCCTTTACGGGGAAATGCCGGTAGGTGCCGAGCACGTCCGGCTGAAGCGTTCCATGCACACCGCACGGGCCAAGTCAGCACAGTACGGACACCACATGGTGTCCGTGCCTGAGCACCGGCTCAACACCCATTGGAAACACGTGAAGCGTCAGGTTGACAACCTCGTGTCACTCCGCATCCGATTGGACGCCGGAGAGGACCCGATCTTCGAGGCCTTCCCGAACCGACTGACCACCTGCTCCTGGGATTGTTCGATGAGTGACATTTGCCCAATGATGGACGATCAAGGCGACTGGGAGTACGTGCTTGAAACCGAGTTTCGCCAACGACAGGACACCATATGACCTTCCGATTGAAAGCCCTGGTTCACGGGGACTCAGGCTCCGGCAAGTCGTGGCTGGGTGCATCAACACCCGGCCCACGACTCATCATCGACGCCGAGGGCGGCTCGCACTTCGCGAAGTCGCTCAACGACGCCGGTGAGTACGTCCGGCCCGTCGCCCACGAGTGGAACCCGATGCTTTCGGTACCTCCAACCGGGCTCGGACCGAACGACAGCGTGTTCGTGCGTGCCACCTCCGCCACTGAAGTCGAACAGGCTTACGCCTGGCTCCAGTCCGGCGAGCACGAGTTCAACAGCGTGGTGCTCGACTCCCTCACCGAGATCCAGCTGATCTGGCGATACCAGATTCGTGCCGGGCAGAAGCAGCAGAAGGAAGTGACCGACGAACGCAGCTGGGGCATCTTGCTCGACAACATGATCGAGCTGTGTCGCAAGTTCCGTGACCTCGTCGACCACCCGTCTCGCCCGCTGTGGTGCGTGCTCATCATCGCTGGCTCAGAGATGGTCGACGGACAATGGCGCCCACAGGTGCAGGGTGGCCTCAGCCGCCGCCTCGCCGGGTACTACGACCTCGTCATGTTCCTCCAGAACGACGTGGACGCCATCACCGGCACCAAAGAAAGGAAGGCACACATCACCGCCGACCCACGCTGGAAGGCCAAGGACCGCACCGACGACGTGACCCTGCACTACGGCCCCTTCGTCCCGAACCCAGACATCCGTCAGGTATTGACGATGCTTAATCAACAGGAGACCGCATGACCGACCAGCTTCCCTCACACGAGGCGACCACCGAGCAGGCCAGCACCATCGACAACATCCCCTTCATCGTTGCCATTGACGTCGGCACCATTCCCCTGACAAACTCAGAAGGGACGAGCGCGATGTTCGGCGGAGTGAATATCCGCTGGGCTGTTCGAGGCGGATTCGATGATCGAGGCGCCGACGTGAAGACCAACATGATCTTCGCGCACCCCGCCCTCGTTGAGGCCCTGATCGCCGACCTCACGTCCATCCTTCCCCTACTTCACGACCCAATCGAAGTTTCGTTTACACAGTCCACGGAGGACTCAGCATGACCAGTACCACAATGGGCGCACTCTTCACCAAGGCCGAAGCCGCAGGCTTCTCCGGCAAGGACATGGTCCCGGGAACGTACGACGTCAAGGTCCTACGCTCCAAGGTCACCATCGCCAAGAAGTCAGGCCAGGAGCGCCTGACCGTGACCTTCGAGGCCTTGAGTGGCGCCGGTACCTGCATGGACGGAACCAACTTCAACCCTGACCCAGAGGCCAACCACTATTTCTGGTTCAACTTCCTGTCCAACTTCTTCGACGTCAAGGCGTTCTTCACCGCGAACCCTACCGCCGACGTGTCGCAGGTCCAGGCCGCGATCCAGCAGCTTGCGGACAGCGGCCAGCTGACCATGCGGATCACGCTGCAGGCGCAGAAGAACAACCCTCAGTACACCGAGGTGTTGTATGTGGGTCCGGCCACCGGCCAGGCGGACGAGACCGCCATGCCAGCTCCCGTGGCAGCGGCTCCCGCCGTTGCCGTCCCGATCGCAGCGGCTCCCGCCGTTGCTCCACCCGTTGCAGCCCCGCCCGTCGCTCAGGCGCCGGTTGCAGCGGCGCCGCCAGCGGCACCAGCAGCCCCACCGGCTGCCCCGGTAGCCACTGAAGCGGCGCCTTGGGATCAGCCAGCCAGCTGATCCCTGGACGGCACGGGGCCTCCTCTCCCCGTGCCGTCCGAATCGCAGCGTTAGTGTGAACTGGAAACATCGCCTGTCAGATAACGGGAGACCGGGGTTCGATTCCCCGGCGCTGCACCAACAACCAGGAGCGATATGAGCGAAACCAACTGGCTGGAACTGCTCGAAACATCGAGTGGAGCATTCCACGATAGTGACCAACTGAAGAAAGACCTCCCGATCCCCTACGTCCTGGAGGCGTACGGACACCAGGGCTTCATGGACGACGGCAAGTACGTCACCCGCTGCCCATTCCACGAAGACAGCAGCCCGTCCTTCGATGTCTACGGTGAGCACCTAGAGCGTTGGGGCTGCTATCCGTGTGGCGACGGCGGCGACGTCTTCGACCTGATCAAGCGCCTCGACCCGTCCATTGAGAAGTTCATCTTCATCAAGGACCGGGCCGCTGCGCTACTCGCACAGCTGAAGCGCGACGGATGGTCCGGTCCGGTACGTGGCATCAAGCGCACGTATGACAAGGACGCCGGGGACATGCTCGTCCTCAACTCTGAGGGCGGGTCCGACGCCAGCTGGCACGCACTCCACGACGACCTTGCGTCCCTCCGTGCAGGCATCGGTTCCACTGATCCCGACACCGTACGTGCCGACTTCCATCTGGGCACCCACGGCATCGACACCATCATCCCGTTCTTCGACAAGGAAATGAACCTCGTTGCGTACAAGCGTCGCCGCCCAGGCGGCAAGGCGATGGCCGCATCCGGCGCCATGTTCACGTCCGTGCTCTACGCCGAATGGCTAGATGACGGCCGCGCTCCGGTCCTCCTGTGCGAGGGCGAGTCGGACGTCTGGGCAGCCACCTACGCCATGCCAACATGGTCCGTCATGGGCCTCCCGACCGGCGTAGGTGCTCACCCCGTACAGGCCGAGAAGCTGCGGGGGCGCGACGTGGTCCTCGCCTTCGACGGAGACGATGCCGGTCGTCTGGGGCTCGTTAAGTGGTACGCCGCACTGAAGGAAGCCGAAGCCAAAAGCATCCGTATCGTAGTGATGCCAGATGACGGTGATCTGTCAACAGTTCCCTCCATCCCTGAACTGATCGAGAAGGCACAGTTCGTTCCCGCGATCCCTCAACGGATCAGTGCCCAGGCCGACGGACTGTACCGTGTGCCCAAGGGCGGCAAGACCGACAAGGCCGACCTCGAACCGTTGTCGAACTTCACGCTGATCCCTAAGCGCCAGCTCGTCGGTGACGGGCTCTCTGCATGGGAGTGCATCATGGAGCCGGGCAACAAGCAGGTCGTCATCACCACGCTCGACCTCGCCAAGGACGCCACCATGATCTCGTGGTCGGCACGCCACGGCGGCGCCTGGTTCGGCAGTCGCATCGACGCACAACACCTTCAGGCGTGGCTACAGAGCGTTCAGCCGTTCCTCGCGGCCGGTTACACCACGGCCGTCGCAGGCCTCCACGAGAACCACTACGTCTTCCCCGGCCACTCCATCGGTCCCGACCACTGGGTCTACGCACCTGGCCGCACCTCCGTGGAGATGGACCGATACCTCACCAACTTGCAGGACGACGGACCGTGGGACTTCGTGGCACAGCTGCGCATGATGCGTGAGCTCCACACCCACGACGTCATGGACCCGATCCTGTCATGGCTCGCTCTCGCTCCCTTGCGCTCACTGATCAACCCGTTCCCTACGTTGGCGGTCCTTGGTGGCTCAGGTACCGGCAAGACCACGCTGCTAGAGACCGTACTCAAGGCCTTCACCGGCACAGAGATCGGTGTCAACCTAGCGTCAACCACCCGCTTCGCCATCCAGGGATTGACAGCATCGACCAACGCATTCCCGGTATGGTTCGATGAGTACCGGCCGGGTGCAGCGGAGGACGCGATCAGCGCCCTCGATCAGATCGTACGTGACGCATACAATGGGCATGGATCCATCAAGGGCGGCATGGGCGACCACTGGTCCGAGCTGAAACTGCTCAAGTCGGAGGCCCCAATGATCGTGTCCGGCGAGGACGCCTTCACGGAGACCAGCCACGTTGAACGGATCATCCCGCTCTACCTCCCGTCCCAGGGACGTAACGGTGACGTGCTCACCAACGTACAGGGCTGGGGCCAAACCCGGTTCGCCTGGAAGTGGCTGGAGATCCTGCGGTACGGCCTCATTGAGGGAGATATCAACCTCACGGTCGAGCCGCTCCCGGTCGACGGCCTGGCGCCACGCATGCAGTACAACCTCGGAGTGCTTCAGCTCGGCTGGGACATCCTGTCGTACTACGCTGAGCGTATCGCCAACGTCGAACTGGGCGAGCCCGACTTCTCCCTCGTGGTGAAGAACTGGGGCAATGAGGCCAAGAGCAACCCGACCGTTGAGGCGCTACGCTGGTGCCTCGACGAGCCAATGGCTGCCGACTTCATCATGCAAGAGGACAATCAAATCTACGTGCGAGTCCCCAACTTCATCCGGTACGTGAACAACGCCAAGCAGTTCAAGCTGCCGGGCAACGCTGCGGCCGTGAAGCGCTACATGATCGAGCAGCTTGGCGGAGTCGAATCCCGTCCCCGAGGGTTCAGCGGAGGCAAGCAAGTTCGAGCGATTGCCCTGCATTCTGACACCATCAATCCAAAAGAGGTAGAGTGAAACTATGCAGCACCTGACCGACGTCATTGACGTAACGAGAGACCAATGGGGCGCGGTCGACACCGACGGCAGGACCCCACAATCCGTGCCCGAAGGCTTCCTGTGGACGGACGTTGAAGTCCACCACGGTGGCCCCGACAGCCTGTCCCGCTCACCGTACGCGATCCCTCAGATTCAACGGGCAATGGAATCCAGCATTACGTACAGCGACATCTTCTACCACCTGCTCATCCCCGATGATGGACGGATCTACGAGGGCCGAGGCATCGACAAGCTGAACAACTCAGCCGACCGTCGGTACCTCACCGTTCAGTTCGTAGGCGGCTACGGAACCGAAGGCGCCAATGAACTGCAGCTGGACGCCCTCCGCCGCATCCGGAACGCGGTTGCTCTCGACAACCCCGACTCACTTGATCTCCTGCCGTACCACGGCCAGCGGGCCGCTACCGCCTGTTGCGGTGCTGCACTGATCGAGCAGTTGAAGGTCATCCGCGAGGAACCCGCACTCACCGAACCCGATGACCCAGAGTTCTACCTCGATGGCGTACCCAACGTCTTCCAGGTAGACGCGGTAGTCATCGACGTGCTGACCTCCGACAACGGCTACGCCACGGCTCACGCCGACGGTGGAATCGTGACCTTCGGCGGCTTCCCGTTCCTCGGCTCCGCTGCCCCGCACCTCGCACCCAATGACCGCATTGTTGCTGCCGGTGCCTACTACGATCCCGAAGACGGGTACGGATACATCATGGCCTCACAGCGCGGCGCGATCTTCGCGTTCGGTGCAGCCAAGTACGCCGGTCGTGTGGACGTGGTAGGTGATTGATGATGACGGAACTACTCATTGTCTTCCTGAGCTTCCTCGGTATCCTCGCCTCCGGTTGGATGGTGTGGGTCTCGAAGACACTGCTTGAGATCAGCGTCGCGGTCAACGGAATGGTGGTCACACAATCCGCACACCATGACCGCCTCGGCGCACTTGAAGACCTGCTCCCCCGCCACATTCCTTCCAGCTGAAAGGGCCCTATGCCCAAGGTTCTGTTCTTCGATATTGAGACCGCACCCAACCTCGGATACATCTGGGGAAAGTACGAACAGAACGTGCTTGCCTATGACCGGGAGTGGTACATCCTGTGTATCTCCTACCGCTGGGCGCACGAGAAGAAAACCCATGTGGTTTCTCTGCTCGACTTCCCCTCCGAATACTGCGCCGATCCAGAGGACGACACTCAGGTCGTCAAGACCCTCTGGGGTCTGCTCGACGAAGCTGACATCGTCATCGGGCACAACGGGGATCGCTTTGACATCCGTAAGTCAAACGCACGGTTCATTGTCAACGGCCTGCTTCCCCCGTCGCACTACCGCACGGTCGACACACTGAAGGTCGCACGCCAGAAGTTCATGTTCAACTCGAACACACTGGGTGACCTCGGCGAGGTCCTTGGCCTCGGCAACAAGGTCGCCACCGGTGGATTCTCCCTCTGGGCCGGAACCATGCGTGGAGACCCCAAGGCCTGGCGCAAGATGATCAAGTACTCCAAGCAGGACGTTGATCTGCTGATCAAGGTCTACGAACGGCTGAAGCCCTGGATGACCAACCACCCGAACTTCGGGGTCTACGACGGAGGCGCCGAGTACGTGTGTCCTACCTGCGGCAGCGGCTCACTCCAGAAGCGTGGCGTCAGGGCCACACAGACCTACATCTACCAGCAGTATCAGTGCAAGGACTGCGGAGGGTACAGCCGGAGTCGCAAGGCCAAGAAGCAGACCCGTCCAACCCTCGTGCCATGAGCAAGGACTTCCGTAGTGTAGAGTGGCCCTCCATCAACCTCACGGAGCTGTCTATGACCAACGAACTACGTAACCTGGCCAGCCGTGCCGGATGGACCGCCGCTCAGGCGTATCTTGCTGTCTTCTCAGTCGATGACTTTGAGGCCAGCTGGCGTCCGGCACTTGCTGCAGCTGTGGCTGCAGGACTCTCAGCGCTGAAGACCTACGTGGCCACCAAGGTGACGCAGCGCAAGGCCTGAGATACAGGAGGTAGAACTGAAGAACCCCCGCCAATGGCGGGGGTTCTTTGCGTTACTGCTTGCGGAGCTCGCTGAGTGTCGGGGCCATGCCCGCCTCACGCAAGTCCGTCAAGGTGGGCAGATCCACACCAGCGTCCTTAGCCCGGCTGATCGTGTCCTCCAGAATGTCCAGACGACGGAAGGTCTCGGCCCGCTCACGGCGCGGATCGACCACCGTCAGGTTCAGGCCGAACCAGTTGCGGATCTGCTGAGCACGCCAGCGGTTCGTCTCGTCATCACCCTGCGCCGTCATGTTCTCCCAGATGGAAAGACCCTTGCCGGTGAACGGCGAGGTCGCCTCGGCCAAGGACCGGAGGAAGTCCCGGTCGTCGACCGGCGCCCCCGTGAACAGGTCCTGCTGGAAGCCCTGCTCGGCCAGTACCTTGGCGAACTCGATGGCCCCGCCACCAGGCAGATTGAGCAATGAGCGAATGCCCTCGTTGCGTTCGTCCGGTGTCAAGTTGTCGGGGATCAGATTGCTGAACCCCGGCGTGATCGACATGAGCTGAACCCACGGCTCGATTACGTCGAAGGCGGCTGACGTCGGGAACTCGATGCCGAACTGGAGGGCAGCGCCATCACCGGCGATCAGCTCGCTAATGCTCTTGCTCAGCGGGATGTCGCCACGGTCCACGGCCCACTGCGGGAGGGCCCTGTTCTGGGTGTACTCCGTGTCGCCTCCGACAGAAGCCACGGCCTGCTGTAGACGCTCACCCGCAATGATCTTGCGTGGGTTCAGGATGATGTTCTGGAACTGGAGCGGTGTGTTCTTCCGCATGAAGGTGTAGAAGGGCACGATCCGACGGAAGATTTGGCGCTCTACGTTGGTGAGGTCAGAGTAGTCGAAGAGGTGTTTCTTGACAGAGAGCATGGCGCTCGCCCCGTCGAAGCCCTCGTCGAGCTTGCCGATGTAGTGAGCGATGCGTGCGTTGGATTCCAGGGCGTGCCCGATGTTCGAGCCCCAGCGGATCGCGAACATCTCCTGCGGGTTGGTGAGGACACGGCGCATGTAGCTGCTGCGCTCGTCGGATGGGAGGCTAGCGATAGCGTCCTCGTGTAGGTCGGACTTGAAGAATCCGGAAGTGATGACGCCCTGATCGCGCATCTCTAGGATGCGAAGGATGTCTTTCTCCTTCAGGCCGCGCTCGCCAGCAACCTCGCGCAGTGCCTTCTCGAACTTGGGCAGGTCACCGATGGCGTCGCGCTGCGCCGCCTCGAATACTTCCTGTGTCGGCACCGATGCGCCTCCGTCGAGCCCGAAAAGGGCGTTCCGGCCCTTGCCCGACCCAGTGTCAGCGTTACGGAACGCTCGATCGAGCAAACCTCCATCTGTAGCGGGGGCAGGAGGCGCTGAGGGCACGGGGCCCGCACTGGCAGTGCGGGGACGTGCTGGAACGCCGGAGAGGGCGTCCTGTGGGCTCTGACGGGCAACGCGCTCCTGAGCTTCCTTAATTGTGTGCTGGTACTCCTTGGCGAGGGTGTAATGCTTGGCCCTGATGCCGCCAGCAAGGAAGTTGTTGAACAGGTTGCCGGTCAGGTTGCGTGCATGGAACCCGGTGCCGAAGAGGGGAGGTACGGTCGCCATTCCCTTCCACAGGTTCATCCACTGGTCGTAGACCTCACCGAAGCGGCCAACGGCCGTCGGGTCGGAGAAGACCACCTGATTCATGCGGGTGATCTCGGCGGCGGCCTCCGGTGCGGTCCAAATGGTCTTGTCACCGAGCTTGTATGCGTCGTAGCCGAACTCTTGAGCCTTGGACGCGGTCACGGGGGAGTCGCCCACGAGCGCGAGGGTCTGGCCGGTCTCTGGGTCGACTACTTGACGTGCGATGTCGTCCACCAGCTCGTCAAGGGCGACGGCACGGTTCGCTTCGAGTGCCTGCATCGCCGTGAGTCGGCTGGCGTTCGTTTCGATAGCGTTCTCGCCCTCCTTCATGCCGAGGATGCGGCGAGCACGCTCGTTGGCCTCCAGCAGGTCGCCCTTCTTCGGGGTGGTGCGGGTGCCAGTGATCTCGTCCAGTGCACGGCGGGTCTTAGCGCCGCCCTTACGTGCGGCACGCCGAGCGCGAGGCAGGGAGACCACGTCGAGCTGTTGGACGCCCCGCTGACCGGCGCCCGTGCCAGGGCCGACCAGGCGACCCTGGCCGGGCACCTGGCCACGGGCACGGCCGAGCGTGGAGCCGATGTCATCGGCGCCCAGCACGGCAGCAGTAGATTCTCCGAAGAGATCGTTCTCTGGGAGCGCCGAGGACGCTTCCTGGGCGCGAACACCGG